CACGGTCGTCGCCATGAAGTCGGACTGTATCAGCGCCAGCCCGTGCAGCTCTTCGATCATCAGCTGCGTGCTCGCTCCTGACCAGGTCGCAAGCGATTACTTGAGCTGCAGAAGAATCGCTCTGAGTCTTGCCGCCGTCTGAGTTTCGGGGTCAAGGATCGCCAGCCTTTCAGCCGCGTCCAAGATCACCTCGTTGTACGTCCTGATGACGCGCCGAGCTACGCCGTTGCTGTAGCGATTCAGGTCGATCGCGTTCCGGTAGAACTCGGCGTGCTGAGTCATACGTCTAGACCGAACTGATCGGCGTTTGCCGTGGTGATCACGGAAACGTCAGCACCAGCTTGGAGCGCGTTCTTGATGACCGTTTCGAGCACCGCCTCGATGTTGTCGATGCCGCTTTCGAGCTGTAGCTCGTCGATCGTGCATGCCCTGCCCTGCTGATACCAGGACACGCGAACGACGGCATAAGCCGGTTCGGCAAGAGCTTTCGTTGTGATGGTCAGCTGTTGCTTGCGCGGTTTAGACGCTCCCATGACATGCCTCCTGCCTTGCTCGGCATCATGCAGGAATTTGGTCAGCTGTCTCGGTCTCTTCGTATTCCTCTGGGATTGTCCGAGTAGCTCTGGGCTCTGCCGGTTGTTCCAGTTCGAGGAGCCCGCCTGCTTGGGTTGATTCGAGTTCTTCCTCGATGTCGAACTCGTCGCCCAGAACCTCGCCCTCGTAGAGCTGGTCGAGGAGAGTCCGCTGGCTGATGGTGCCTGCGGTGTAGAGCTGCAGCAGGGCTTGGATTTCCTGTGGCTCAAGGCGACTACCCAGGAAATCACGATTAACAAAGCTAGAACCGGCTTCCGGAATATTGAGAAAGTGGGAGTGGTGAGCAAGGCAGTTGTCGATCAGATCCTGCATGTTTTGAGCGATGACCATCATCGTGCTGTCGCCCTGACTCCGGTCAATCCGCTTCGATTCAGCGGTCTCGGCGCTCAGCTTCTGTCCAAGCACAGCGGACAAACCGAGTTCGTTGATCTGGCTGGCTAGCTGGTCAAGGCGCTTGAACTGCGCGTCGAAGGCGTTGCTCGGTGGAGCGATGTACTCAGCCCGTCCGTCGCTCGGGAAGCTGATCGCCTCACCCGGTCCGGCGCTGACCTCTTCTGCGGCTTGCGGGAAGCCATAGAAGGCAAGCATCGGCACTGCGGAAATGTGCAGCTGGTTGTCAAGGTCGGACTGGACCTGGTACGCCTTCAGGTTCAGCGAGGCGATGTCCTCTAGCGGCGGGCGTGACTCCATGAAGTTCACGCGGTTCGAGTAGGCGACGGCGAACGGGATGTGATCCATCGTCGTCGTGCCGCTCTCGACAACCTGGAACTGACCGTTCTGACCAGGGCGGTGGATCTCAAAAGCACCAGGCGTCAGGACGCGGACCTGCTCGACCTCTTTTTCGCCGTAGTCGCCGTCAGGAAGAACAACCTTTTCCAGCAAACGCAGCTGCACCAACTTCTGCGCGCCGTCCTCCAGTTCAGTCCTCCACCCCAAGATCTCCCTAGGGGTGTAGGTCACCCAATACGGACGACCCTGCTCACCAGCGGAGGGCGCATCCACCAGCACGCCGACGTGCCCGTAGCGCACCAGCTTGCGCGCGGTCTCGTAGGTCCAGACGTTCAGGTCATTGCCCTGCAGGTCAACGTCAAACAGCTGCTCACGCACGGCGTCGCTGACGTCGTTCAGGCGGACCGGCTTGCGGGTCAACATGCCAGCCAGCATCCGCTCAAGGCGCTGGTAATACGGGGCGCAAACGGAACGGCTCAGGCGGTTGTCGTAGGACTCGTCTAGCTCTCTCGGCTCTTGCGGCAGATACCTCCGGTGACGGCGGCGCATCTCATACGTTCCGCCGACGAGGTCTTCTATCAGTACCCAGTGAGGCTCCTGGTTATGCCATGCGCTGTTCGGATCGTTGACCTTGGCGACGCGTGCGGTCAGCTGGCGGTCGTAATGCTGGAAGCCGCTATACACGTCTCTAATGCCACAGGCTTAGCGGCATTGTAAGTAGCAGCCCTTAGTAGATCCTGATGCCTGTTGGCTTGCCGCTCTGCATATACATCGGGTTGAAGGCACCTAAGACGAGGTAACCGAGACCGTCGGTCCAGTGCTCAATCCCGGCTGATTTGTCGATCACATAATCGTCGGCGCCTTCTTTGTAGCAAACGTTTTTCAGCGCCTTGATTGTGTGTTTGCAGCGCGGATGAATGAACATCCGCAGTTGCCCGTCAGCAGTGCGGATCATCCAGTTCGTTGCGTTGATCTTGTCTTTTACTGCCCAGGGTGCTTTGGGGCTGATGCACTGGAAGCCGTAGCGGCGGATGATGTCGTGGTCGGTGCGCCCAGCCGCAGAAGTCTTGCGGGCGCTCCCTGTTGGATCTGGATACGCAATAAGCCGTCTGTCGGGGAACCGTTCTTTGAGGAGCTGGCAGACCTCATCGGTGTTCGACTGCTTGACGGCGAGTTCATCCCAGATGTGGATGGTATCGCCTACGCGGCTTGCGAGGACGCCCGCCATGATGCCGACGTTGAAGTCAGTGCCCCAGTAGATCTCGCCTCCGGTGTCCTTGACGTCTTCGGAGATGTTGTCGTCGCTGAAGTCTGGGTAGACGCGACCGGCGAGGGTCTCGAAGCTGGCGAGGTACTCCTGCCGGAAGGTGCGCTCGTCGAGGGTGCGGCGTGCTGCTTCGACTTCCTCGGCGGGCACGTTGCCGCCTTCGATCGTCGTGTAGGAAAAGGTGCGCCAGTCGTCTTCGGTCTGCGCCTGTTCCCAAAGGTCGTGAAACCAGTTCAGACCGGCGGGCGTCGTGATGAACCAGGCAGGACCGCCCTGGTCAGAGAGTGCAGGGCGTAGCACCATCTCCCAGGCTTCCTGCTTGACGTACGCCGCCTCGTCGACGATCAAGGTCGACAGGCTGACGCCACGGAGGGCATCGGGATTCTCAGCGCCTTTCAGCGCGATGATGCTGCCGTTCGCCAGTTCGACGCTCAGGTCGGACTCGTTGCGCTTGACGCAGATCTCGGGTGGCACCATCAGCTTGAGCTGTCGCCAGGCGATCTGCTTCGCCATGCGGTAGCTGGCGGTGACGTACCAGTTCAGGCTGTTGGGCTTCGCTGTTGCCCAGTTGATTAGCTGCGCAGTGGCGAGGTAGGTCTTGCCGAAGCGGCGCCCGCTGCAGAGCATTTTGAATCGCGCGTCAGCATCGAAGACTTCGCGCTGTGGTTCGGTGAGGCTGTCGTATAAACCAGAGCCGACAGATTTGATCGCCTGCTGCGCTTCGTCCGACGATTCAACGATCGGAGAGAGAACAGAACCGCGCGGAAGTGTGCTGAGGAAGCCCATCAGTCGAAGAGCTTGGCGATCTTCGCAGCGGTGTTGATGCAGCCGAGGGTGACGGCAAGGTTGCCGCCTTCCATGGACTTTTTATGGACGATGTTCAGCTGCGATAGGAGGACAGCTGCGTAAGCCTGCCGGTCAAGGTTCCAGTCCTCTTCCAGCTCCTTCATTGCGGCGGCGCGGTAGTCGTCTACCGAGCGTGGACTGAGCCCCCACTCTTGAGCACCGTATTGCAGGAGATCAGAGCGCGTCGCACCGTTGGCGATCATGCGAGCGAAGCGCATGGTGCGGAACTGCTTTTCAGCAGCTGTACAGCGCGTTTTGCCTGCCATAAATCAAGTTTATAGATCGCTACAAGTTGGCGAAGGAGTCTAGTGCGTACCAGACGTGAGAGTTTCGATAACCACCAGGGTGAGTGGGGACGATGGGGGTAACGCCGTGCATGTTGCGCCATGCGGGATAAACAAGCATCGAGCCGTCTACCTGGTTGAAGGTTGCGTTGTAGTCGGGAACGTGGAGGTTGCCACCAGTGCTGTTGCGGCGCTTAGTGATGATGATGTTGACGGCTCCTTTGACGTTGGCGTGGTCCTGGTGGATAGGAGCGGCGATGTTGCAGTTGGAGATGGTGGAGGAGAAGTATTTGGCGAAGCGCCATTTTTCTGGGACGCGCGCGGTGACTTTGTCGAGGTGGTGTTGAGCGACGGACGGCGCTAGTTCTTGGATGGTTGCGAACGCCATGGCTCCAGCGGCGTTCATCGCTTTGGCAAAGGTGCGTGCGCTGGTGACGGAGTGAACGGAGGAGCGTGAGGCGTAAGGGCGCCTCATGTGTGGCTTGGGAGGACAGGAGCCGAGG